CACAAAAGCAGGTTACGCAAACAATTAAACCCTGCTGTCATGTAAGAGCCACTAGCAAAGCCTGCGAGCCAAAGCTCGCTAGTGTGCCCATAAGCATGGTAGCCCAGGACGCACATCTGAGCTAAACAAATCCTAACCCTACCTGGCGGGCTATCATTGTCATCACCATACCACCTATTGACGATACGCGCCAACGCTTCAACCATCCAAAGCGGGACGGTGCCATCAAAGTTTTTATAATCTCCTGCCATTATCCTATCCTTTCCACCAACTGCTTCAAATCTGCGGTGCATGTAATCCCAAGATGGTGAGTGAGGGTCAACACCAACTAATACATCACCTATCATAGCCGTGTCCACTAGGTGTTTCATAAATCCACCATAGTAACACTTAAATAAGACGGTGTACCGCAAGTCGGAACCTGAGACAAGTCTAGGGGTATTGATTTTTGTCTCTTTCCTTAACTCGTATTTTAATGAATCAGTGTACACCGTAGCAGGGACATAACTCTGTTCCATCATCCGAACCATTATGTTCCACTCTTGTAATACATTTTCGTACTCAGGACCTGGATAGCCGACACCATTCTGGTCTACAGTATAGAACGAAGACCTACCCCCTGGTATCTGAGCCAACGGAAAACCAGGACTGGTACTATGATCAAGTGGTTCAATGACTCCTGGCTCTCCAAGTATAGCAACCATTGGAGTGAGTATTTCTTTGACAGGAGAAGTGTTTGGCAGGGACAATACTCTATCACCAAGAATCATTTCAGCCCTCTCAAACTTTTCTTGATCTATTTCTTCATCAACGATCATATAGTTTGATCGAGCCACGGGATAATTATCTTTTGTTACCACTGGGAAAACTGTGGGCTTTATTGGTCCATTTGGATTCCACCTCTCAAGGTCTTCTTTGACCCTAGTTGAGAGAGGTGGATTCATGACACTAAGGGCTGCACCAGAATGGACCTCTGGATCATAGGCCTGATTTGAGCTAGTAAGAACCTTTGTGTGTTCAAAGGGCGTGAACACTTCTGGAGGTTCCGCAGTCAACTCATCAGGACCTTCAAAGGCTGCTTCAAGGAGTATAAGATCGACCCTGGAAGCCTGCCCAGTTACTCCATTTCCATGAGCATGGACGCCGGCTATCTTATCACCAACAAAAACTAGGCTGCCACAATCCCCTTTCTTAGTAGGGATATTGTATACAAGGCAGTCCAACTTTGGTTTTTCGTCTTTGACTGGTACATAGGCGGCGACCTTAGCCTCGGCAATCTCAACCCCTGAATCAAGGGTCTCAACCATATTGTCAGCAGTATGACACCTCCTTGGGTTCATGAATGTGACCATGAACCTGCCTGAAAGCATCAGCCGATTGCCATGGATAGGGTTAATGAAATGTTGTTTTATGTTGGCGTGTAGTGGTAGGGAAGAATTATTAAGGTCCATCATGACAAGATCTTTATCCATGTCAGACCAATCCCTCACCATAACCATTTCCTTAGTCAAAATCTTTATTGGTGGCGAATCTGGACTCTTCCTTATCACCATAAAGATATCCTCTTCGCTATCTCCAGCCGAGTTTTGGCATATTTTGAGGAAATGCTCGGGGAATATTGCCCTCTTTCTCTCAACGAAGGTCAACATCCCCAAT